GCTTTCTATGTTTATGTTGATAAATTCCGTGGACCGGAATAATTCGCATGTGCATAAATAACACATTAGAATAATTATAAGTTTGTTGCAATCAATTTAAAAGTGAAAACGACTCGCCCCTTCGCCCCTTCTTTGTATTTTTTATGCTTTTTGAGCTCACACAAGTTGTGATTGTAATAAATCTCAAAGCCTACCTTTTGATAGGCTTTAAGTTTTATTAACTAATGATATTTTTAATATCATCAAGTTGCTTTCGAAGTTTTATATTCGAAGCAACATATTCATGAGTCAAAAGTTTTTTGCTTTTGTCATTAACATAAACAACATAACTGTCACCGTCTGTTGAATTTACTGAATGACTCCAAGAACCCGATTTTCTAAATTGTCTATAAAATTTAAATTTAGGGTTAATGTATCTTCGGAGCAACTTAACAAAAAGTTTTCCTTCGATGTCATTGGGTACACCATAAAATAAATAGTTACCCGTCTTGCCTTGGTTGACTGGATTGTTCACCAATCGTTTTTGATACTCGTTCATAGTTTACCTTTTCTGTAGTTATTGATTTAAAAATATGAGCAATCACATCAACTGTCCAACCATTGCCAAGCATTTTGTATCTTTGAGAATTAGATACTGAACTTGTGTAATTATCTGGAACAGTTTGTAAACGCTCACATTCAAGTGGTGTAAGTCTACGCCAATGTTTTTCACTTAAAGCAATCTTTGGCTCTAAGTTACCACCTCCACAAGTATTTAATGTAGGTGACTTTCCGTTTTTATCATAAACACGTTTTAATATGTCATGTCCTTTTAATTCAGCATGACCTCTTAACATTAAACCGTCTTTACTTTTATCTTTAACCATTGGAAAATAAATTTTTTGTTTACTTGCCAACGTACTAGTTAAAGTTGGTGCTTTGCCGTCAACATGGTAAACTCTAGCACTTTGTTCAAAGACACCTTCACGGTACTCAAACTCTGTAATAGATTTATCAAATTGGTCAGTTGCAATTCCTAAACATTCTTTTAATGACAACCAATTATCTTCATCTGGAATTGAAAAAGAACTATCAGTTCTAAACCAATGTTCAGCTTTAGTTTGCGGAACGTTACAATAATAAGCAACTTGACCAATAGTTAAATTAGCAATCCGCACTCTATGATAACGCAACACAGTTTGAAGACTTTTGATGTCAACCTTATGTTTACGGACTTTAACAATCTCAATCTCGTTACCAACATGATTAAGACCGTCTTTAGATATGACTGAGTCTTTTTTAAATCTAATACCCGTCATAGCTTGATTGCCAAAGCCTTTATAATCTCTTGCCATTAAACAATGAGACTTTTCTATATCGGCTCTGTGAACCTCACGCCCTTGGTTTTTTACCATGTCAGCAATTCCGCTATCTTCAAGAATATCTTTAATAACAATATTCTTATCTTTTGGAATTGTAACGTTTGGGATGTTAGTCCAATACAATCTACGTCTTGATTGAGCCGAAACTAAATTAGAATTAATCTCGATAGGCTCAACCCCAAGATACTCACTTATAATATCTCTGGACTCTTTATTCATTACCACGTTTTCAAGTAGAAAATATTTTGGTTTGCATTCTTTAAGTATTCTTACAAACTCAAAAAATAATTTACTACGTGGGTCATCAAAGTTTAATCTATTTCCAGATTTACTAAATCCTTGACATGGACTGCCACCGATTAATAAATCAATCCATGGTTTTTCACTTGTTGGAAATGTTATTGAACTTATATTTTTAACGTCTCCAAGATGAATAGTATTTGGAAAGTTTTCTTTTGCTACTTGGATAGCGTACTTATCAATCTCACTTGCATAATAAGTATCAACTTTCGCCCCTACTTTTTGCAATGCTAATTGACCGCACGACATCCCGTCAAATAATGACAGTACTTTCATAGTCGCCCCTTCTCTGTATTTTATGATTGATTGTTAACTCGCCCCTATCTGTAAACGAAGGGACTTAGGTCGCCCCTCGCCCCTTCGCAATTACAGATTTAAGGTTTCGAAAAAAAAAAGCCGTTGAAAATAAAAAAACTATTTCAAAGCTTTTTTTTAAGTAGTGAAAATATGAAATTCACTATCAAGATACATTTAGATTTTATCGGTTGTGAGCTTTTTTGGCTTTTTAAAAATTTTTAAGCAATCGGGCCTAAAATGTTTTTAACCTCACGCAATTTATTTAGAGCGTCCTTGTTAACGTCTAACTCTCTAAATTCCTTGTTAGTTGAATTGATGTAATAAAATAAATCCATTTCACCAATTTTTATATTTACGCCTTTTGATTGCGAATAATAATATTCGTTATCTAAAAAGCTTGTGATGTTGCAAGGCGTTTTTCGGCCCGTCACAATCTCGGTTATTTTTACAATTTCGTTTAATGTCATATTTACCTTTTCTGTTAGTTGTTATTTAGCGTCTAATACAAACCCGCTTAAATCTTTTTTTGCGGGGCCTTTAGCAATCAAGCCACAAATTAAACCGCCTACTTGATTTTTTACATTGTCCAAAAATCTCAAGTCGGTTTCATCGGCATTAATAACGCTAAAATTTTTAAAAGTTGTCGGAATATATTTTCTAAAAACCGCTGAAATATTTCCGCCTAGTTTTAAAATGTTAAACGCTTGTTTTTTGTTATCTTCACATAATGAATATGTGATGTGATAATTTTTGGGATATTTACCTTCAATATATTTCAAAGCCCGTTTATAACTTTTTGTATAGTCATAAAATTGAACGTTAGGATATGATTGAATAATACCGTATAATTCCCATGGTATATCGCTAGTACCATTTAATCGAATACAAGGCTTAAAACCTTTTTTATTACAATTTATAATAAATAATTCGATTTCTTTTTTTAGCTGAATTAAAAAACTTTCACGTTCTAAAAAGAACCAACGTGTTTTATTAATTCGGCCTTGCTGAACATTATTAAATGCACCGTGACCCGCTTTATATAAACAAGCGTTACGGCAACCAATAGACGCTGAATTGCAAGTATTGAAACCGCTGTTAATCCATGACGCTAAATATAATATAGCGGTCATGTAATTAAACTTTTGTCCCTTCACCGTTTTAGCGTTATTGTCTAAGTTTAATAATTTCTTAGATTTAATAAATGTTAACTTTTCTTTTTTCATATTTACCTTTTCTGTTTTGATAAAAAATAAATGTATCTAGATAGTGAATTGAAGGGCCTTAAAAGTGAGAGCGTTTAGTTTTATTAACGTTCTACTCGGTAACTTTTTTTGGTGGTCTTAGCTTTGAAATAATCATATTTTGAATTACTACACATATACATTATATAATTATAATCATCTTTAACTTGCGTCCATGTGAAAGCATTTTTATTAATAGCATTATTAAAAACCTTTTTTGTATTGTCTAAAAATGGCGTTTCATCAATATGGCTTTTTGGTTGTGGTTGTGGTTCTTTTATATCTTGTCTTGATTTAAAAGTTTTTAAAATTACAACATTATCATAGTTCATATTTACCTTTTCTGTTGGCTCTCACTATTAAGGCCCTTCAAAAATATTAACAAGTATTTTAAAATTTTTATCGGCTAGAGTTTTATAAGTCTAGATTTCCCCCACATAAATGGATAAAGGACAAAAATTTAATTTAACTTGTTAAAAATATTCATAATTAAAATTAATTAATTACTTTCGGTTAAGTTTTTTCGCTTATCCTAGCCACGAAACCAGAGCAAAGGCCCTACGTTATTTTATCAACTGAGTTTATTTTTACTGGCTTAACCTCGTTATCAATAAAATTGATATTCAAACTGGTTAAATTTTCTAAATTACTCACGGCTAGTTATTTATATAGATTTAAATTTAATCTACAAGCGGATTAATCAATTCTATAAATATAATTTATATAATAGAATAAGCTTTAATTATTGAGCTTTATTGGCACTTTAGAATCATTCTAAAATCCAGGTAAAGCAATAAAAAATTTGGAAATTACAAAAAATAGACAAAAAGACAAAAATTGAAGGGCCATAGAGCCACGCACAAGCCCATTGAATATCTTTTATGATGTAGACCCGAGGCCCAAAAAAATGAATTTATAAGTAAATAGAATAATTTAATAAATCTAAAACTTTATAAATATTGTCATGATGTTGTCTTGATGTCTTTTGATGTTGTCTTGAGTGTTGGCCCTTAGTCATGGCCATGGTGTTGGCTTGATGTTGGGCCTTGTGTTGGCTTGAGGTGTGGCCCTAGGTTCTAAGAGTTAAGAAAAAAAATAGACCCCACCGAAAAGACAAAGCCAAAAAAAAACAAAAAAGAGAATTAAAAGTTTACCAACGGTTATAACAACCGATTGATAGTTAAGAAAAACAAGTAGAACAAACCAAGAACGCCCCGCAAATTACACGCCCTGGGGGAAAACGCGCGACTTTATTATAATGATACCCTTTCGCATTTTTTTGGCAAAATATAGGGGTATATAACCCAATAGTAACACTTCAATTAACATTTAGTCTCCTTTAGTATGTAATGTGTGGTATGTGCGTTGTCAGTATACCTATAGGGACATCTTACCCCACTGGTTCTAATAAGGGGCCTTATCAAATCCACCTGTTATCTCTAGGTTTTTGACCAACTGCACTTTCCATGAATTTATCAAGTTCAACCTTTAATAAGTCGTTTTTATGTTCATTAAATGACAATTCCTGGTCTCTATCCATACGTTCAGTCCAATATGCTACTGCAATAGACAATGCGTCTATAGCATCATCATGTTTAATAGCACCTTTGTCTTTAGTTATCCTAGTCATCTGTTTAAACAGTTGATGGTCGGGGTCTAACTTAAAGTCTTCTTTAATAATCTCTTGAGATACAACTAATCTGTGTTGGTTCATAACTGGCTCTAACGTATCTATAATACGCAGCTCCTTTTGTTTAGAATGTCTTACTTCTTCTATTGTGCAAGGGTGTATTCTAGACATTATAGGTTTTAATAAAGCTGTAGCCATACCATCACCAAAGTTACTCTCAATAACCACATAGTTAACATCTTGTTCTTTAGCTATTTGACTTAATCTTTCTAGTGTCTCATCGCTATAACCACCCTTTAATGCTCCACAGTGAGTCAGATATAGCACTCCATGTAACATCTTGACCACTGAATACCCAGTACGGTCAGCACCTCTACCAGAGGGGTCTATGGACATTACTGAGCCTTCAAACTTAGCATGTTCGGGGCTTGTATACATAGGGCCTACCCAATAGTCACCTTTTAGGCCAACATTAGGTAATTCACTGTCTATACTCTTAATTTGGTCTGTACTAGAGGCCCATTGTATCTTTGCGGGAGCCTCTTTCCATGAAGATAACCCAGATACACATATTAAGTCATTTAATTTTAATGGATACTTCTCTAAATCACTTAAAGTTGTATCTAACATA